GTGTCTTAAGTGTATTAAAAAACCTACCCCCTTTGCTTGAATTGCATTGACGGCATAATAATTGAAGATTCCAATCATCATCTGTACCGCCTTGAATCCTTGGCACTATATGGTCAACGCTGTCGCCTTCATTACCGCATTGCTGGCATATACCATGGTCACGATTGATGATGCGCTGTCTAATCTTGCGCCATTTTGTCGTGCTGCCTGTCTCTTTTAATGCACTCATTAGTAGTGACCTACCCTTTCGTGGAATCGCCAAGCATTACACATTGAACCATAACGATTTGTAATGTACTTAATTGTTGCATCGATTTGACGATAAGCATCTAGTGTCCTGTAATGCTGTGACCTCATTTGACCTAAGCCAAAGTGTGACCCGTTTTTAGCTTGAGGATTCCACCTAGACTCTTTGTAAATGATTCTGCTAAGGCACTTATATTGCTCATAGTTAATAATCCTTGAGTGTGCATATAGCTTGTAATGGTCAATGCTCTTTGTTGTAGCTTGTGCGGGTTGTGCCTGTAAAGCAAGCAAGGCCATGCTAAGGCATAGACTCCCCCAAACCACCAGTCTCCGCAGCGAGCTATCAGCGCACACGCGCTCGCTTGCAGAGCTGGATGGTAGCAACCCTGTCAAGCGATTGAAGTTATCCACACGATTTAATGCGGGCTTACGGCGTGTTGTCCACAGGTTATCCACAGGCCTCATTGATGACCCCATCCGTCACCCTTGAAATGAACTGGGTTGGCTTGCCATACCCTTGACATGATGATGGTGCAATTATCGCAATTAGGAATTGGATAAATCTCATTGACCCCAGCTGATAAGTTTTTTACCTGTCCACACATGTCGCATCGATACTCATAAATTGCCACTGTATGCCGTCTCCTTGTCTAGTATCGCAATGCCCATGACCCCACAACTATTGCATTGAATGACATGCACATACTCCGGCAGCTTGTCGGTAACGTTGCAAATGGTCTGCAATGTAACCCGCTTTTCAACACGGCAGTTATATTCGATTTGCATAAATGCTCCTTTGTAGATTAGCCATAGGGTGTAAGTCCTGTTGACCTATCCACCAAGCCCCATCGCTGCGCTTATGTGATGGCCTTCTAGCTACGTTGATGGGTATCCATCCGCAGACAAAGTACCTTGGCATTGAGCCTGTCACCAGTACGGCAATGTCCTCGGCTCTATCGTGGTCGCGCAGAATAAGGCAGCCATCTTGCCATTTTGTCCATTTCACCTCAATATTGCTACCAACGTCAGCTTTGTCTTTGTAGCCATCAAGGTTGACAGGCTTGCCAAAGAATTTAGCCACGGCCATCTCTGCACCTATGGCCTCACTTTGTTGTGCAACAAACGCTGGAAAGTTGAGGTTTTCGCGGTCTGTCTGATAATTGCGTTTAACCCATTTGCCTTCCCACTGTCCTCGATATTCCAATGCTCTTTCCAAACCCTTTGCAGTAATGGCTATTTGAGCATCGTTATCTAAGTCCACGCGTATCATTTACAGGCCTCGCATAACCAAATCATTGCTAAACCTTGCGATTGCACGTAATGACCGCCTGCTAATTGCTGCCACTTTTCGCACTTATCGCACCAGTCGATGTCGATGGGATTTGTCTCACGCACGATTGTGCCGTCTATCTCGATGGTCATAGCTTCACCATTTGGCTTTTGGATGTATAGCTCGCCCATTAGATGCGCTCCTTCCATTTGCCTTCACTGGTCAGCACGTACCAAACGGCCGGACATTGATTAGCTTTGACCTTTTCGGCGCATACATGGCCACGATAGGGCTTGCCATTTTTGTCGCCTTCCTTAAGCAGCATGTGACCATGCTTACAAATAGGGGATTCAGATATAAGTTCACCACCCAATTGGTCAGCTACTTGCGCAACTGCGCTTTTGGCCGTGGTAAATCCTTCTTCCCAAATTGGCTTAGCCCAAGGGTCATCCTCGATAAAGGCTTTTGGCATTGTCTCAACTTGGGTCATGTCCTCACGACTTGGCTTTTCGTCCGTACCCAGCACCACGCTTGCGCACCTACCAATCGCGCTGCTCACTGTGTCCTCGACGTACCAACGCTTCATTTGCACGTTGTAAGCCCCCACCATGCCATGAGCGTAATCAATCGCCGCTGGCCTTTCATCCTCATAATGGCGATAGATGCGGCACTCAATTAGGATAAAACCCTTTTCCGGATTCCAGTCGATAATTGAAGTCTCGATGCGGTTGGTCGGATAGGTAGCGTGCAGTCTTTTAACCTTTTGATTAACTGTCTCGTAATTGTCTAGGAATCCCATTAACGTGACTCCAAGCTTCTACGTGCCGCAATCTTGCCGCGAATAAATCCCTCGCGCTTGCCTTCTTTAAGCCCAACTGTGTAACCGATTGTGAACCCCATAGTTGATGCTATGAGTATCCACATGCCTACTTCTGCGATTGTGTACATTTTGCTCCCGTTTCAGGCAGCTACTTAGCTTCGCTCCCTGCCATAACTGTGATGCATGAGTACGACAAGGTCAAGAATCAGGCGTGTTTTTCGGCGTGTCGGCTGGCTTTTCGTTGTGCTTATCCTTTAACCCGTTTGATGCCAAGACCGACCCCAACGCTCCGGTAAGGAAAACTGTCAACGTGGTAAGCAAATCAATAAAGGCTTTGTCATTTGGAGCTTGTGCGCCTAGCGGCTGGGTAACAAAAATCAGCGCGTAAAGCATCCCAAAGATGCTTATCATAAAAACAACTGAAAGAGTAATGCCAATAAACACAATAAGGCGGGCTTTTAGCTGCTCATTTGTATATCTTTGCCGTGGCTTATGGCTCAAGATTGTCTCCGTATATGTCTTTTGTGCAAGTGCCGTTTGCAATGCATTGAGGCGGATTGCACTCCGGCTCTTTCCAATTTTCATATTCTTGGCACGGGTAACGCGTCCATCCGTCATAACGACCGCAACCAGTTAGCCCTAGAAACAGGATTAGGAATAGGGCTAACTGGCGCGACTTTCGGCTCACTTCCCCTTGAGGCCAAAACCTGCATCGTTTGGATTGAGCGCACGTAAAATTACAGGCAATACAGCTGCAAGCCCCGCGCTGGCAATTGCCTTTGGCTCGGTTACTCCGGCCATATAGACTGCAATACCAGCTGCCATAAATGAGCGCAGCCATGATGCGGCCATCAACTTTGCTTGATTCATTTTTTTACCTTCTTTGTTTTTGATTGTGGTATTTCCACGACTGGCATATCACCCTTATAAGGCACATATTTGGGCCGACCAAATCCGACGACCTCTTTGCCGATTGTGCGTTGTTTGACCATAACCATGCCACCATTACGTTGGTCGCCAGTTCCCGATGTATTGCCTTCGATGCATGTAACGACCTTGCCTGATACGGCTACAACAATGCCGACGTGACTTATTCGGTCGATGCCATCATGCGGAAAATCCATAAATGCCAAATCGCCCGCAACTGGGGTTGTGTGCCATCGTGACGTTTCTTTAAACTTGTGCGCGCCTACCGCCGTGCTTACGACGCTGTGAACTTTGACCCCAGCTTGTGCCAGCACCCAATTACAAAACGACCCGCACCATGGCAAGCCGTCGGCCTTCATGAATTTTCCGTAAGGCGTTAAATTGTCGCCTTCTTCAATATTGCCAACTTCATTTTTGGCAATCTCGATAACGAGCGCAGCTGTACCCATTGGATAAGTCATTTGCCTAGTTTCAATCCTTGAGGAATTGGCTTTGAGTATTCCCACTTGGAAATGTATGCGCCTTGGCCATCGCTGTCATCTTGCAGGCGAACTGTGCCGCCAACTGTAAAAGCTGCATAGTCATTTTCAGCTAATTCAGCATATTCAGCTACGATTTTTTCCCATAGTTCCATGATTATGCTCCTAAATATCCGATTGAAAAGAATGTAGTTTCTTTAGTAAGTTCAGCATTTCGATTGCTTCCTGTTGCCTGGTACACAGACAAATCAATGTAGTCACCGACTCCTAAATACAAAATTCCAGCGATAGCAATTGTTGGGTAATTTACCAAACTGCTTAAAATGCCTCGGTTGATTTCTGTTCCATTTTTGCGGATATATAATTCTGCGCTACCCGCAATATTGGTGTCCCAACGAACTGAACCATTTATAGAATAATAGCCAGCCTTTCCAGCAGGGATTGTCATTCTGTTTGTATTTGTAGATGTTGAGTGATAACCATCTGTATCGTAATCTTCATTAGTAAAAGTTAAAGCCGTCATGGTTACGCTTGGTACAGTAATTGTGCCGCCAGCAGTATTTCTAACCGAAGCACCAGCAAATGTTACGCCAGCAGCGGCTGTTGCCCATTTCATCCCAGTTGCAGCAGTTGAATCTGCTGTTAACACTTGGCCATCTGTACCAATTGCAAGTCTTGAGGCCGTATCTGCTGCTGTTGCAGCTATAATATCGCCTTTAGCATCTAAAATTGTGGCTGGGATTCCTGTTGCATCTGTGACCCAAGCAAAATCCATATCGGTGTTGCTATTCTTGGCAAGGACTTGGCCTGATGTGCCGCCTTTAAGGTCTAACAATGACGCATCAATAGCGTCTCCTAAACCTTCAATGGCGGTTGCACCATCTTTTACAAGGTCTGTTGATGTTGGCACTGGCCAACCAAAATTAGGTGTCGTTGTTGCCATTAAGCTACTACTCCAATCGCATCGAGCCATGTAAGGGTTGGGCTAAGGGTTGCCCACGTTTCGGCTGCGTTCACTTGCTGCCATTTTACGGCAACTTGGCTGAAATTGACCGGAGACGCGTTAAACGTAATGGTCAAATTATTCAGGCTTGCCCTAAACGTCCAGCCTTCTACATAACCCTCAAATGACCCGCCGCTAATGTTTAAAGGCAGATTTTGAATCCATACGGGCAGACCCATAAATATGCCAATTAAGGCGTCTCGGTCAGAGTCATCAATTTCAGGGTTGCCCAGCTCAAAAGTAATGTTCTGAAACTTAGGAAACGGGTCGGCTCGTAGGGCAACGATGCGGTCGGCAAAATCTTCTGCGTCGGCCGTATCTTTAATGTTGGACAAAAACGCCTCGCCATACAAGCCATAGTCAGACTGACTTTCTAAATCTTCGGCTGTATAAACGCTGTTGCCATTGTTGCCGTATGTGATGACGTATTTATTGCGGATGTCTCCGGCACGGGTAGTTACCGCCAAGCCACGCCCATTTGCATGATTGGCGTCTAAAGTCGTGTAGCCATTGGCTGCAAGATAATCCTGTCGATGGGTTGAGTCGGCATAACCGATGTTGCCGTTTGAGTCCTCATAAAGCACGCCAAGCGCGGAATTGGCAATTTGAGCGCACAAGCTGTAAATGTCTGTTTCTTGCGATGACCGCGCAATCATCAAGAAATTTCCGGGGCGGTCAATTTCGCCCAGTCCAAGATTAAGTGCATCTGCCCAAGTATCGGTTGCAGGTGCGTAGGTTGCCCATGTTGTTGCGGCTGGTACTTCTTGCCACTCGCCAAATAGATAACCCGACAACAAATGATAAATTTGGTCGCCATCTTCGTCTTGGGACAAAATGCCGTTGTCCACGATTTTAGGTAATTTGGATAATGCTCCAAGAGCTGTAATCTGCGCGGCTGTTGTATTGCCTAGACTTCCGGTTTGGTCAACCCCAATTGTAAAATCTGAAATGTAGCCGCCAAAAATTGGGACATACGTGCCTATTGAATTTGTTACTTCAACTGTAAGCCCCGTACCCACTGTAAAGTCATAAATGGAATTGTTAAAGTTGAGCAATTGAAGTTGGCAATATCCGGCCACTGCCTGTTGATAAATGTCTGTCCGGCCTGACTGAATCGTAAGGTTGGCAACTGTGACGTCTGTTAGCTCGACGGCATTGATAAGGACTTTATAGGTCGGCGTGTAGATGGTCATGCAAATACAAGCCCTGACCCGCCTAGCGTGCCGCGTGCGGATGAATCGTTTAGCAAACCGACAATTTGACGGGCTGTTGATTCAGGGTCGATTGCCCCGTTGACTGTGATGCTTGTTGTCCTACCAGCTGCAAAGGCTCGCAGACGGGCATCCGAATCCATAATGTCGGGCGATAAACTTGGCGTTGTTGTTGTGGCTGTCGGCACAAAAGATGCAGGGGTTATCATTGCAGCCCCGCCGCCACCACCCCCTGCCCCGCTGAAAAAGCCACCTATTGAGCCGGAAATCCCTCTTATGGCATCCACAATGCTTTTGATGCGGTTATACACATTGGTCAAAATGCTGACAAATCTTGCAAAGCCATCAATGGCATCTGAAATAAATTCACCCAAAACCCTAATTGCCCCACCCAAAATTTTACCCAAAACTGGCGCAAGGACGTCTCTAGCAAATTCACCAATTTTTTGCATAAGGTTAAAAAATGGTTGTAGCTCATCATTGTTGCGTTCTAGTGATTCACGCACGCTATCAAATGCCCCTTTAAGGCCGTTGATTATTGGTTGGATAAATCTTAAAACTGGTTGCAACTTATCGCCAAGGTTGCTTGTAAAATCTGCAATTGCTGGGATTACTTGATTTACCACGACTGTCACAAATGGGGTTATGGCGTCAAGGATAAATGCCCCGACTGTTTCTTTACCTTCATCAAAGGCAATTTGTAGGCGCGTTAATTTGCCTTGGAAAGTATCAGCTTGAGTCGATGCCTGATTTGCAAAGGTGCTGGCTAGTTTTGCCGTGACCTCGTCCATGCTCATGGTCTTAAGCTGCGCAGCTGATAAGCCGACTCCCAGTTTGCCAAGGGCTGTTGTGTTGCCTTCGGCGGCCTTAGCCATTGCATTGGTTACGGCTTCTAGCGACTTGCCTGACCCTGCCGCCACGTCGATGGCCACTGTCTGTAGCTTCTGCGCCTTTTCAACGTCTCCGGTTGCACGGGCTAAACGCTCAAGACTTGGACGCAGCTCGTCATCGGTTACACCAAAGGCCAATGATGTTTGGGTGATGTAATCCTCGGTGGCGGCAATTTGGGCTTCTGTAGCCCCTGTGACGTTCTTTAAAGTTAGGGCTAGCTTTTCCTGCGCGGCCGCA